CCGTTATTCCTCCAACCACCTGCGTCGCGTTTCCACCGTCTGTAACAATAACTGATTGCGATGACCCAACTCTGGTACCACTACCTGCCGGAACTGAACCAGCGGACGGGTAATAACTAAACGCTCCACTCGTACCGCTTTGTAAATGCGACAATGATGCCGGCAAATAAAAGCCATTTTGGTCCGCGGAAAATTTCGTCAAATTATTCAGTGTCGTGCCATCTTTCGCGTTAACAGAATTATAAACTTGTGTCATCGGTTGCGAGTTAATTACTGTCGTTCCCGTTGACGTTACTCCCATTAACTGAGTCTGTGACACTGCTGAACCCGAAAGCCCAGGAGCACCACCGACCCAAATCCTATTCGTTGAACCGCCATCTACGGTGTTCGTTGCCAAACACACGCCATCAGCATTGCCCGAATCTCCACCCGGTAGAACTCCACCCAAGGGTTTGCTCCCCAAGTAAGTTCCGCCTGTTGTCGATGTCGTGGCATGCGGCTGGCAATCCAACGTCGCATTTGCATAAGTACTACCGGCGGGATTCTGGTGTGAACCTATTGCGATTCCATTGTTATCACACAATGTCACCATTATTCCATTGTTATTATTCGGCGAAGTTCCTTTGACCGTTGAAATAGCATTTCCGCTAGCATCAACTAATTGCGTCTTGAGTGCTGACCCGCCCGTAGACGTCACAGCAATCCCATTCGACGAAATTGTCAAACTTTTCCCTTCGCTTACCACTGCCGGATTAAAACCTTGTGCCGAACCACCATCAACAATCACCACCGGTGAGGCGGCAACCATCGTCGCTGTTTTCGGCATTTCTTTCATTGTCGTTCTGTGCACTTCCAAATACGCTTTGTACTTGGCACAAAACTCTCTTTCTGATCTCTCCATTTTCCGCATTAAAGTATCAATACTCTTACGTGCGTTCTCCGGCAATTCTTTGAACTCACTCGTCAGCGCTTTAGCTTTCGCCAAGTGCATTCGAATGGTCTGGAAAATTGCAGGGTGCATCGGCGCTTTTTCATCATTGGCATTTCCGCCATTTGAGTTAAACATTTGTAACTGAAACATATGTGACTCAAATGCATCACGAAAAGCTCTTTCCTGATGTGGCAACGCTGTTGACACCCTTCGACGCATGTAACGTATCACCAACTTAATTTGGAATTCCCCAATTGTACTGCTCACAGGCGCACCTCCGGAACAAATGCCAATGAGCGCCCCTTGAAAGCACTGTCTCGCATTCGCATCAATACCGGGTATTGTATTTGCTGGGTCTGGCGTGTCAACTGAAGTCAACGGATACGCCTGATACTGCGAAATGCAATAATACGCCTTTTCTGTAAATTGATCAGGCTTATAAATCAGATGCTTCGGCGCTATCGCACCATAGATTTGATTCACAGCCTTACACTTCAACGATCGTGCATAATCAACATTCATCGTGACGACATTCGCATCAACAACATCAGGATCGAACGCAAGCGTCCAATCACCGGTCGTGAGGGTAGTACTCGTACCACCAGTCGGAATGACCCACATATCAAAGTTTTTAATGCAATACATCGTCCAATTCTGAGCTTCTGTTGCAACTGTCGTGCCAAAGGCAAGAGGATTGAGAGGCAACACCTTGACTCCCCCGAGGAATCCTGCGCCACCTGAATCGGTGGTCGCTGCCAACCCCTGGAAATCTCCAGTGTATTCCCAATCTTCCCAATCATCACCCGCGGCAAGTTTCACCATCTTATTAGATGCTTTGCCTGCTTTATCGGTCATGACTGCCGGTCCCTTATAGCCCGGTGGCGGCCCTTTCGGTTTCGCCATTTTAACTCCTCCTTTGCTTCGTAAGTATTCTTCAAATTGCTTGGCATCCATCGCTGGTGACTTATTCACAAGCACCACCGCGGCTTTCTTCTTCGCCTTCTTGGA